GAAGTTTAGTTCTGATTCTTACAACGCTACTGCAGGTACTTTCTTCTGGTGTCATATCTCCATTAATGTTTGGCGTGTCTACATCCCAATTTGGGCCCCATACATAATCTGGAGTTTCACTAAAAAATAAATCATACTCAAAGGTATTATTAGTATTTTTACATATTGGTTTTACATATACTAGTACTTCTTCCATTGTTAAAACGGTTGGTCATCATCATTATTTTCATCATCACTGTCTATATTATCTATTAATCTATCAATAGCGCTTTCGTCGCCGCGTTTAACATCTTCTATGTCAGTAATTTCTATACCAAGTTTTTTTAGTGTATCAGAAACAACTTCAAATGTTTCGCCAAATTTTAAAAATAACGGAATATCGTCTAGTTCGATGGTATCATCACCAATTTCACTAAACATCAACGGGCATATACCATCAATGCAATCCTGCATTGAAAAACAATAACTTTGTTTGGCTATAACCATTTTTTTAGGAAATATTGCTCTACAGGTTTTAGAAAGACAGTTGTTATCAGGCTGTAAATTTGGCACAATTGCTGAAGGAATAATATTAAAATAATCACCCCAAACACTATCAGTGTCAACTGTAAAATCTAGGCGATATATAAATTTACCGTCAGTAGTTCTGCCTATTTCATCAACAAATGCTAAATACTCATCCATTACAATCTTCCGTTATCTAATCTAGTTAAAAAGTCATATTCTGAAATAACATTCAAAACATTGTTTCTTATTGTCATATTACTAAATACTTGGTCGTATTCTAAATCAGACTTTTCTGAAAAGTGAAGCCTTTCTGGATGTTCTTTATATTTTATTACACCACATCCAAAATCAGTATCAACTACGACAAATTCTATGTCCTGCTTTGAAAGTTCTGGAATTGCCTTCCAAACTGAGCCGTTCCAAACCCAGCCATTTTCATAAGCAAAATAGTCATTTTCTTCAAGACTGGCTTCATAATTATCTGGAATACAATCATGAACTACAATAGAGCCTCCAGGATTAAGATGTTTGAGAGAATTAATAATATCTCTTCCAACTTGTTCTTCAGTGTGAAGCCCATCAATAAAGATTATATCATATGTTCTATCGCCAACTATGTTTTCAAAAAAGTCATCGGAAGTTGTGTTGTATGTTATAACATTGTTTTTAACATATTCAACTTCACTTTCGTTGTTAAACGACATTTTCTGAAATTTGTCATAAGCACTAAGAGGGTCAACGCATTCTTTAAATTTGCAATTAATTGAAAAATAATTAAAGCCTGGGTTATTGACTCCAATTTCAAGATAAGATTGATAATTGTGTTTATTAATCAATGAGTTAATTATGTCTGTTCTATACATATGTTTTATATTTTATCTACTTGAGAATCAATGTAGTCATATTTTTTAAAATCTAATATACCAAGTTCCCAAAATTTATATTTATTTGTTTGTCTTTTATCATAATACTCAGCAAAACCAATCATTTGATGAATAACGTAGCCAAATTTTCTATCACCAAGATAAGTATATAATTTACCTGGAAGTTCTTTACTATAATATACATTTTTTTCTTTTAATTTCAAATATTTAAAATATCCAGAAATAGTATATTTTATTTTAATAAACCATCTTATTATAAAACTTAAAATTTTATTTATCATCTTCTTTTTTAATAATTTGGTTTATTATTAACTCTTTTCTCATTACTGTATTCCACATACGCTCATATTGAGTGCCGCTAAATATCTGATAATATATATCAACATCCTTTTTTTGACCAATACGATAGCACCTATCCTCAAATTGACGACAGTTACCCGTTACATAGTCAAAATTGTTAAAAATTACGGCATTTGAAACTACCAAGTTAATACCAGTGCCTGCAGCAATAATGTTTCCAAGGAAAACTACTACATTTGGATTTTCATCAAATTCTTTTTTAGCCTTATCCTTTGCCTTAAGGTCCATTTTTCCGTTATAAAGTACACTTCTATCACCAAAATATTCTTTAAGTGTATTTATTTCTTCGTCATAACAGCACGCTATAACAACCTTGCGACCTTCAGATATAAGTTTTTCTGCTAATTTAATAGTATTTGGAACCATCTGGTTTGAACAATACTTTCTGTATATGGCGCCCTCAATTAACTCTTTGTTAATTTCTTTAGTTGGGTCCGCCTCAAGTTGCGCACGTTCATATTCTTCCCAGAGCCTACTATATTCCATGGATTGGGCCATATCAAAGTCATAAAATATCTCGTGAACATATTTTTTAACAGTTAATGACCCAAGGTCTTCCTTAACTCTTCGCAAATATAAATGAGCGGTACGGTCTTTAAGTTCATCAGTATTGGTTGCTTCACCAAAAATGGTTCTTAACTTACATTTTTTCTCTACGATTTCAGATAACTCTTGTTTTTCGTCATCATCCAGGTCAAACCAAGTGTTTTTACCCTTCTTTTGACAAAATTCTTTGGTAATATTATCTCTTTTTATTTTTTCATTAGCATCATAAGGGATTTTTTTGGCGCCACAGTACCTTTTCATGTAATAATTCCAGTCATCAGTGATACTGTCACCAATAAGTGATAGCATATTATAGTAATTTTGAGGGTCATTTGTTACTGGAGTACCCGTTACTAAAAATAAACTATCAACATTAGCCCTTTTGAGCAGGTCTTTGATGATTTTAAACTGACCAGACTTTAAATTTGACAGTTTATGGCTCTCATCTATAATAACTAATGACTTTTTGTTAATTAAAAATTGTAATAATTGACTATTTTGATATGCTTTTTCAATATTTTCCTTACTTCTTGTTTCAGGAATCTCATAAAATTCATTCAAAATGTCATAATTAACTATAACATATCTATTTTCAGACCATTTTCCTCGTTCTTTGGCTTCTTTTTGAAGTTGAGGTATAGTCATATTAGACTTACCTTCGGCATAACCAAGATATTTTTCAAGTTCAGCCTTATTTTTACCAAGATAACCGTCAATTATGGTAATATCTCGTTCTGGCACGTACCACATAAGTTCATCTTTCCAATTAGTCTTGAGAGATGCAGGACAAATTACCAAAATAGCATCGTAATTACCTTCAATTGAGGCTATGGCCAATTGAGTTGTTTTACCAAGGCCCATATCATCAGCCAAAACACACTTTTTTCTTGATAAAAGGAACTTAACGCCTTCTTTCTGGTGTTCGGCAACGTGGTGAATTTTACCAGTTTTCTTAAATATAGGACTATTGTCGGCTAAACGGTCATATCTTGAAAAATCAATATTTAAATTATGATAATCTTCAACTAAAAAGTTATTTAATACTGCTTTTTTGGGTATAAACAGAAAAAGAGGCTCCATGTTCTGCCTATACTTGACACAACAATGAAAAAAACCTGATGTTATACCCAATAATGAATAAATTCTCAATTTTTCAGGTATAAATTCTATATCATATGTTTCTTGGAGATTTTTTCCATACCAGTCGGCAATCTTAATGGTTTTATTTATTTCCTTATTTTTAAAATCTTTATTATTAAGAATATATTCAATTGCAAAATCAGTTAATGAATTAACTTTATTTGCTAAAATATCTTTTTTAATTTTCAATATATAAGGATTTTGGCCATTATAAGCCCTTAGTATATCTATACAATCTCCTTTAGCCTTTATAGAAGCCATAATTTAAAAAACTTTCTTATTTTAAAATACAAAAAATATATTAATTAAACAAGTATTATTTAATAATATTTTATTTAATTAATAAATAATTTATAGTTTAATATAATAATATTATTTATAGGGACTAGTTTATACGCGCATGCGCGAGGAAAAAGTATCTATTTTTATGTTATTTCAACTATTTATGTTGAAAGGGTATGTTTATACATGAAGACTAAAAAAATTATATCAGAATCTGTTATAAAAAGCATTATTTCAGAATCCATAATGAAAGTTATGCTCAATGAGTTAAGTACAAAAATTAACTTTGGAGCAAACGGTCCAATCCCTTTATTACCAGTAACAAATTTAGCAAAAGATATTCCAGCACCCGTTATACAAAAAATTAGGGCTCAAGGAGAAGAAGGTGTGGTCGAATGTGCTGAAGAGTTAGAGGGCACTATGATTAAAAAAATCTACGACCAATATAAAAATTCATTTTCAAAAAGACGCGAGGGTCAGGAAAGAAGTTTAGCATATTTTGTTAATATGGTTGTAACCAATAAATGGCACGGATTAAGACTATTTTATTATGAAAATGAAGGTAGTTTTATGTTTGGTACAAAAAAAGGTGGAGTATTTCTTTGTTCTCATTTAGCACCAAGAGATACGGTTATGGGATTAGCCAAACTTATAATAAATATGGGTGGCTTTAATAATGTGGTTTTTGCAATTACAGAAGATTTGGCACCGATGTTTGAAAGATTAGGTATGCCAAAATTTTCAAGTAAAGTACAATGCCACTTTAGAAATATGGACGTAACCAAGGATGTTTATGCTACTACACTTGAGGCTGCAGCCATAGGTGCTAAGATACTTGGATTTACCAATTTGGATTTTGGTAGTATAATGACAAATGGACTTTCAGAAAAAGATATGCAACTAATTGACGAAAACCCAGATTTGGCATTAGAATTACTTCAGGATGTTAATTTAAACGATTTAATAAAATACATGCCGCCAAACTTTATTCAAATGATGACGGGTGTAGTTTCAAATTTTGTGCAACGTGGCATTGAAGGTTAATACATATAACGGAAAGAAAAAGGTCCCAATTAAAAGAAACAGTAAGTTTTTTGGAGAAGAAGACTTTGACCTTGAAATTGAGTTTGCAAAAGAGTACTTAGAACAAGATGCAAACCAGACTGTTATTTTGTATCGTGTAGACCTAAGTAAAACCAAGGTAAACGACATTTATCATGAGGCAAAAAAAGATGCTGTAAGTTTTTTAACACCAATAGAATTACCAGTAATTTATGAAGTTGAAGAGGGTGAGATGAAGGCTTATAACAATAAAATACAAAAGGGCCTATATGCCCAGGCTGGTAGGTTAACATTCTCAGTTCTTTTAGCAACTTTGGAAGAATATAATTGTGACATTTCAAGAGGCGATTATATTGGAGTACAAATTGACCCTGAACATAGAGAATATTATACAGTGACTGATGATGGAAGAGTAAATGCCACATCAAATAAATTTTCAATGTATGGTACCAAGCCTTATGCCCGTACAATTCATTGTGCAAGTGTTGATTTAGGAGAATTTAACGGATGAGTTTAAAATATAAAAATATAATAAAACTTAATACAACTTCTTTTGGAAAAGAGAGGCGTGAAAACCTTACAAAAGAGGAGTTGAGGGATTCTTCACCATTTCCAAATCCACTAGTTTATGAAGACTACGATGAGGAGTTTAAGAGAT